TTAGTCTAATATTAAGCTCCTGCACTCAACACTTGATATGCAATAACTGCATTATTGGCAGTGTTTGCTGCTGATAATTCTATTGTAATAGTATTGGTTGTTGGGACAACTCCGACTAGATAAGCCGCTTGAGTTGGTTTTGTTTGGATTGTGGCAACAACAATATCTCCAGCTAAAACTCCTACAACATTTGTTGCTAAAGTTGCACCAGACCCACTCCATGTAATTTTTCCTGAAAGTTTAGAACTAATTAAATTAAAAGAAGCAGAGGCGGTTGTGCCAGTGTTTTCATATAATCCTTTGACACCTGTTGCGGCGCTTGTGTTGATGAATAAACAACCTTTAGCGTATCCTGCTCCTGTTGGCGTAGTTAAGCCCGTTGCTAATAAAATATTTTTAGCTCCATCATATTCGAGAGCTTGTATTGTGATTGCGTTAATAACGCGTTTGTGACCGCCTAGCCTGACTGGTCTGTTAAATACTTTTGGATTTGACATCTTACCTTTCTTGTCCCCATTTGGGGAGTGTTTTTATATTATACGGGTTTTTTTTAGTAGAAACCCGCAAAACTACTTTAATATTATTTCAATTAAAAGTTAGCTGCATCTTGAGTCATTTTGACCATCAAATCTGCACCGTCATCGAATGTTTTAGTTCCGACACCGATTAGACCTTTTGGTAAATCTGCGAAGCCTTTTTCCTTGCTTCCTACCTCAAGCTTCATCATTTGTAGAACTACGTCAATAGCTCCTCTGATCATAAATGAAGATGTTTGGCGCTGTACGCTCCAGATATCTGCGGTTGCAGTGAAAGTTTCACTGACCCTGATATCTCCAAAGCCTACAAACAACATATCTTCTGCTGATCCACAAGTGACATTTCTTTTTCTTCTCAATCTGAAAATGTCTCTATTAGCCAGTTGGATATATTCAGATCCAACAGCGCCTCCCTCAACGGCTTTTTTCAAATTAGCTCTTGCGGCTGCGGCATTTGCTCCGATCAAAACATTTCCTGCGGTACTACCGAGGGTTGTTTTGAAAGTAAAAACCACACCACTAATAGTAACAGTGTCACCGTCGGTTGGTTGAGTAGCAATTGTTAGAGTAGCGCTCCACGGAAGATTATTGTTTGAGACAACAGTCCAACCCATCCAAGCACCTACAACACCATTTGCGAGTGTTGAATCACCTAGTCTGGTTTCTCTATCAGCTTTTGCTCTACGAAGTTTTGCGACTGTTTTAGGGCCGTAAACTATAGCTCTCATTGATGTTTCATAGGTAGCATCAGATGCACCTAGTTCACCCTCGGCTTCTTCTAAAGCGTCTAAGACGTTTAGGCCGGAGATTTCAATTGGAGAGGTTGCGATAGCATGATCAGCATTAGTGAGTTCGCCCATGTACTCTTGCTCAACAATATTCATCAAACCTTTACGGATTGATTTAAGTGAGTGAGATACCAAATCATAAGGTGTTTGGTTTTTTTCGGTGAAGTCAATATCCTCTGCAGCATATTTAAAAGTATCTACTTCTAAAGTCTGTTTGGTTGCTGATTTACTATCAAAACTAATATCAGAGTGAGGAGTGTATGTTCCCATTTGTGGGTGAGACAAAATAGGTCTATGTGCTTTTCTACCATCTGTACTAATTACGTCTTCTAAGGCTTGGTTTGCGAGATAAATAGCGCTGTTAGCGGTGTATAAATCAACCTGCAAATCTCCCCAGAATTCTTGGTTCATATCTGTAAATGACATTTTATTGTTTTCCTTAATTACTACTATATAAGTAGTTTAAATCTTAATATTTAAGGGGACAATGCAGGATTATTGATTATTCTTCATATATTCAGATCGATTTTTCTTTGCTTCATCCCAGGCTTTTCTTCCATCTTCCGATTTAAGGTCAAAGTCTGCATAATCCAAAGGTTTCGATGCATCTATAGAAGATCTATGAGATCCTTTATTGTTGCGATTAGGAGTTCCATCTAGGACTTTCTTCTCCTGTGCCTCTGCCTCCATTACAGTTTGAATGTAAGGATGCTTGGCCGCTTCCCTTATTGAAATGTTTTCGACTTTTGCTATACTTCTGACTTTTTTCTCTACTTCCTCTGATAGATTGAGTTCTTTCAAATCTCTCTCTGCCATTCTGGCTTCAAATTTTTCGTCAAAAGACAATTCGTCTTTTCCATCTCCGGTTGGCTTTACGCCTCCTGATTCCTCAGTTTTCTTTGTAGTTCCCCTGACTTTGTCTCTCCAAGTTATCTTCTGTCTGATACTCTTGTTAAGTTTTTCGCGTTGAGCCATATCTCTTTTGACTAATTTGTCTAAAAGATCTGATTCTAATTCTGGGTCGATTCCCATTTCCTCAGCTAATTTGATTTTAATCTCCTCAGCTTTGACTTCCGCTAGTCCTAGTTCGTCTTCAGATTTTTCCTCCGCAGACACTACATTATCGTTTTCCTCTAGCATAGCTACTCCTTTTATCTCGCCCATAGGGCATTATTTTGTTTAAAGCTGTAATATAACAACTTAGTAAGGGAAAGAGAGAGCGTTGTGGATCACTCTTCCCCTGACTAAATAGTCAAGGTCACAACGCTCAATTTATAATATCAACTTTTTAAGTTAAGATCTAGGAGCAAAATAGTTACCGCAATGAGGGCAAGCAATTTCGTCTTGAACTAAAATCTTTTCAGCTTTATATGTTTTTTCACTCTCGGCAAATTCTTTTGCTAAAAGAGCAAAGTTTTTTCCATGAATTTCTTCTGTATAAGTTCTAATTTTCATTTTACCTCTGAAAATAACAACTGCATTAAATTCTTTAGGTTTAATCATATCTTTTTTAGGTTTAATCATATCTTCTTTTGGCTCATCAATAGGGGAGTTAGCTATTTTAGCTCTTGCTTCCAAAATTTCTTCCTCAATTTTAATAGCTTTTTTTCCGGGGATTTTAATACCCAATTCTTTTGCTTCTCTCCTGACGTCATCGAATGTTCGTTCTGGCATAATTATTCCTTTTCTTTCACTATTAGTAATATATCTACCATTTGTTTGGCACTAATTGATTCTGGGATATAAGAAAAAGGAATTGTGAATAAATCAACTTCAACTTCATTTTCTAATAACTCATCGAACTCTTTTAATTGTTTTTTTCTAGCAACAACAGCTGATTTGTGAGTTACTCTCAATTCTTCAAATTCTTTTTCAAACTTAGCTTGATCTCTAATAACAAATCTTTCCATTCCATCTTCAAACTTTTTTTGAGGTGTTCCATCTACTTTAACAGCATGACTCTCGGCAAGTTTAGCTCTTGCCTCTTCAAACTTCATATAATCTTCACTAGGAACGTTGGCTTTTCTTAAAGAATCAATTTCTCTCTTTAGAATATCAACATTTCTAGCAACAGCATAGGCAAATTTTACACCTGTTAAACTAGAAATAGACATTAGTCCCTGATATAGATCTACGATTTTCTGGTTTGTCATTTTCATAATAATTATAGTGTCACATTATAGTCCAAATTTTTGTGAGACTTTCTTCTTTCTTTTTTTTCTTTCTACTTTTTTAATTTCTCTCTGATCTGGATTATTAGCATCGTCAATAGCTTTTTGAAACTCATCTCTGATTTGTTTTCTAGTATCTTCATTTCCCATTATAACCCAGCCTTTTGTTTAGCCTCAATTATTTTTTCCAAGCTAGGCTCTGCTTTCTCTTTAAAACCCAAAATAGGAGCAAGTATTTTCTTTAATTTATCAACAGTTTTAGCTCTAATTTTAGCTTCTTCACCAGCTTGGGTATTGGATAAACTAGTCAAGTCACTAGTAGAATCAATAGTATTTATTTCCTTTATAATCCATTCCATAAAAAGCTTGAAGTCTGCATCGTTATGTAAGTTTTTTATAACACTTTTTTGAAGCATATTTTAACTATACTATAGTCCATGCTTCTTCGCAACACCACTTCTTCTATTTTCTCTATCTGCCCTGACTCTAGCATAAGTTTTCTCATCAATTGGAACTTCAGCAATATCGTTTTGATAAGCCAGAGCATCAATCGTGTCATCGTGCGCACCTTTTGGAAAAACAATAAGTTCGTCAACGAGATCCTTACACTCTCCAGTAATATGGTAAATACTACTAGATGAATATCTAGGAATAATACCCCTAATTCTGAGTTGTTTATTTCTGCCAGAATGTTTTAACTCTAAAATGTTTGGGAATCTATTTCTTTTTCTACACTCTTGATCAAAGAATGGCTTCACTGCTTTCATAAAAACAGTTTCTTCAATTCCTATTTTTTCAAATCCCTCTTCGTGTAGTTGAAAAATTAAATTGATTATTTCCGGAGAGTCAAAATGAACCCTCATTGCCTTTATATTCCAGTTGTTTTGACGATCTATATAGTTTCTAATAACTCCAGTAAAGTCATTTTCAAGCTCTTTTCCGCCCGGATCAATAGTTGCAAATTTTCTAGTATCAAGAGCTTCAACTTCAGCCCAAGATCTTGGTTTAAACCAGAATGGTTTGAATTCTTGGCTTTCTGAACTTATAGGATTTGCTTGATATAAAGATGAAAATTCATAAGGGCCGAGAGTAGTTTCTATTTTTCTGAGCTTTTCTATGTCAAATTTTGCTGGCCACAATGGTTCACCCTTTTTCCTCTCAACCTCATCTTCTAATGCTATTGCCGGGAACTTAATTCTAATCCATTTATCGTAGTTTGTCTCTCCATTTTCTTCAGATTTTTGTTCTTGTTCAAGTAGTCTACCAACAAGATCATCCATGTGCCATCTGGTATTAATTACAATAATGGCAGTATTTCCCTCCTGACGAGTATAAAAAGTAGACTTGTACCAGTCCCACCTAGAATCTCTAACAACCTGAGAATCAGCCTCTTCTCTATTTTTAAAAATATCATCAATAATCCCAATCTTGAAACCAGTTCCAGTAAAAGCACCACCAGCTCCGGCGGCCATGTAGCTACCACCCTTGCCAGTCTTCCAATATGACTTGGATTTAGTATCTTTACTCATTCTAGTATCAAAAATACTTTGATATTGAGGAGAGTTCATTATATCTCTGGTTTCTTGCCCGAATTTTGTAGCAAGATCACTAGAATAAGAAGCTACAATAATTGGCCATTCAGGATGTTTTCCCAA